GGTCCAGCATCATGGTCTCAATTGTCAGCTTGTCCACCTTTGACCGGCTCGACAGGACGTTTGTTGACGCCCCCGTGTCCGCATCAATGTAGCCCATCAGCCGCGCCGCCAATGCCTCTTGCGGCTTTTCTTTTTGGTTGTCGTTTGCAAAGACCAGCGCGACCTTGAAGTCCATTTCATCTTTCACATATGCCAGCGCCCAGCGAACGTGTTCAATCGTTCTGCGCCCGTCCGGGATTGCAAGAATGAAACTGACCTTCGCGATAAGTTCATAACCGCGCCGGATCATTGCAACAGACGCCTCGCCCGTTTTCTCGCCCATGTGGTCCGCATAGTCGATCAGCCATTCGTTGATATTGACCAGCGCGGCGGCCGCATCGTCGTCCGTCTTGACCAGAAACCGCTTGCCCGCGTGTTCAACCCTGTTGCCTTCGTTACCATACAAAACGCCCAAGCGGCCTGCCATCATCATTGGCATTTCCTTGCGCTTAAAGCCCTTGCGCGCGCGCGGGTTAATGTCGCGCTCGTTTACAATAATCGCACGCCCGACAAAACCTTGGGTGGCTGTTTCGCCGTCCATAATGCCGTCGAATGTGCTGGGCGTTGTAAACCCGATCAGCGACAGAAACGGACGTTCAAGCCCGCTGTCAATCATGCTCAACATGCGTTCGGCCTCCCTGATCCGATCCGTGTCGTCATTGTCCTGCGCTTTGGATAGCTGGCCCACATAGATTTTGCGCAGTTCGCGCTTTGTGTCACCGCTTAAAAGAAAACGACTGTTTGCTTTTGAGTATGCGTTCATAATAATCGCAAACACGCCTTCAAGATAAGACGCCCCGCCGCGCTTTTGTGCGTTGCGAACCTTCCCCAGAAATATGCCAATTTCGTCAATGTTGTAAAACGCGGCTTGGTGTTCGATCAGATTGCGCGTGATTTCTTGCTCCGACTTAATGCCGCCCTGCAATGCGCCCTGAATGCCAGCGGCGATGTGCAGTTCTGTAAAAGCCTGCATGACCGCTTCCTTGCCGGTAGATGATGCCGCGACACAAAAGGCCAGCATATTTGCTGTGACCGCGTTTAATTCATCTTCATGCGACATACCGCCGATGTTGGCGATTGCGCATAGGCCAGATGCAACGGCCAAGCGGCGGCGCGGATAGCGGCACTGGCTGTCAATCCAGTCAACCACCTGCCCGACAAACCCCGGCGGCGTTAGCAGATCCACCGCCGACACGTCCATCGGCATGTTTAGCCCGTCGTCAACTTCGACGTGTTCGGGCGGGCTGCGAAATTCATCTTGCACAAGCCCGAAGTCTTGATCCGTTTTTAGCGTAATTGCGTCATACTCTGCGATCGCCGCAATCCGCTTTTCTGCGTCGCTGTCGTATTTCCTTTCGTCAAACTCTTTTTCACCTTTTGGCGCATAGTCTGCCATGTTCCATATGTTGCTGTCAGTCATACCTGCGCCCCTGCCCAATTTATAAAGGCGGCTTTGTCGTCGTCGCTTAGACGCCGAAAACATTCCGCCATTGTGATTTTTGTTTGCTTTGTTGTCATTTCAGTTTCTTTCAATTTCAGCGCAGACGCAAGAAAGTATGCGGCCAGTTCGTCCGGGCTTGCAAGATCCGCCCAAAACATTGCGTCTCGCCGGACCTGTTCGGGAAACATAGACACGTCTGGAAAGCTAGCCCCATGATGTTGCAACCATTCCGAAACCGTCAACACGGCTGTTTTCTTGTCAATCGTTGCGCAATCACTTAGGCCAAGCCATAGCAATTCCGCACGCCGTTCCTTTGTTAGTGTCATCCACGCACCCCCAACAAATAATCGGACAAGGCTGATATAGTAGCATATCGCGGGCTGGCCTGCTTGCCGTCGCGGATGTCTGCAATTGTTTTAACAGACAGGCCCGTGGCAACTGATACCTTTACAAGCACACGATCTTGTAGCTTCGCTTTTATTTCATCTAGATATAGCATATTGCACCTTTGTTTGCTGTATTTCTTAAATTAGGTATTGCACATGACCGGCATTAAGTGCAATACCTGATTTGCGGGATAAAAGAGCGAACCCGCCGCTCCGGCCAATGCGCCAAACAAAGGAAAAACAAAGTGAGTATCTTAGATCAGGCAACAGTGCCGACATCGGGACCGCAAGTCATATCAATTTGCGGTGATGCGGGTACAGGCAAAAGCAGCCTTGCAGCATCATTCCCCAAGCCCATCTTTATTCGCGCCGAGGATGGTGTGGCGCGCATTCCCGCATCATTTCGCCCAAGCGCGTTGCCGCTGATTGAAAATTCTGATCAGCTTTGGGAACAGATCATTGCATTATTGCGCGAAGAACACGATTACAAAACGGTGGTTTTTGACACCGTGTCTGCGCTCGACCGTATCTTTGTGCAAGATGTGCTGAAAAGCGATCCGAAAGCAAAGGCGCTTAATTCGTGCCTTGGTGGTTATGGTGCAGGCTTTAACGCGCTGTCATCAATGCATCAGCGGGTGCGCAAGGCCGCAGAACACCTGCGCCAAAAACGCGGAATGAATGTTGTTTTCATTGCCCACGCAGAAATCGGCAACGTGTCACCGCCTGACGGTGAAGACTATTCGCGCTATTCTTTGCGGATGACGCACCATAAATCGCTGCCGCCGTATATTGACGACGTAGACGCCGTTGGGTTCTTACGTCAACAGATGGTTGTTAAAGGCGACGAAGGTGAGCGCAAACGGGCAATCAGTATGGACGGGCGCGAATTGGTTTGCCACCTGACAGCTAATAACGTGTCAAAGAACGCATATGGCATTACGCAGCCCGTGCCTGTCAAGTTGGGCGTCAACCCGCTTGCCGCGTTTATCCCGACAGGCGACACGCATTCCGGATTTGTTGCGCCAAATCCAGACACAGCCGAAACCACAACCGAAACCGAAACACACAACGAGGAAACAACACAATGAGTTTTTGGGATTTATCAGACGGTCAAACCGCAGCCGATACATCAAAAGAATACAAAATCCCCGGCGGATCAATGGAACCAATCCCGAACAATTCGGACGTGTTGGCAATCATTGACCAAGCAAAATGGGCCAACAAAGACAAAGACGACAAGAACAGCCCTGCATATATCGAATTGCGGTGGTCTGTCATGGCCCCCGAAGCCGTTAAGGGCCGCAAGGTGTTCCATAAATTGTGGGTCACAGACTTTGATCCAAACGCCAAAGACGACACAAAGGCCAAGGCCAAGCGCGACAAAGCGCGGCGTATGCTGGCGGCCATTGACGCAAACGCGGGCGGAAACCTTACGCGCACCGGCGAACAGCCAACCGACGAAACCTTGACGCTGCACCTTTATAACAAACCGATGGTTGTCAAATTAATGGTTTGGTCAATGAAGGGCAGCGATGGAACGGATATGGCGGGGAATTGGGTCAGCGCTGTTTCGCCGTCTGACAAGCCGTTGCAGATCAGCAACGAGCCTTTGCCTAAGACAAGCCAAGCACCTGCAAGCGGCGGTGGCGGCGGTGGAACATATGGCGGCGGATCGTCTGTTGCCGACGACGAAATCCCGTTTTAGGTTTAACGCAACAAAACCAGCGGCGCACAACCAACGCGCCGTTGGTCAACAGCAACAAAGGAAAACAAAATGACACGCGAAGAAATGGACACGATCTTAAACGCAGCCTTTGCAAAAGTATTTGGGGAAAAGTGGTGATGGAACAACGAACACCTGAATGGTTTGCGGCGCGGGCCGGGCGGATCACGGCAAGCGGTGCGGGTGCGTTGCTTGGAATGTCACCGCATACAAGCGAGGCGGACGGGTTTCGCAGCCTTGTGCGGTCAATGCACGGGATGCCTTCGGAATTTCTCGGCAACGTGGCGACGGAATATGGCACATTTCACGAAGCCGGTGCGCTTGTGGAATACTGCATGGAAACGGGGTATGATGTTAAGGATTTAGCCTTTTCACCATATGCGGATTGGCTAGGCGCGTCGCCCGACGGGTTGATTGGCAAATATGGGATGCTTGAGATAAAATGCCCATTTGGCAAGCGCAACGAAAACCCTCCAATTTTTAAGTCAATCAAAGATCAACCGCATTACTACGCACAGATGCAAATCCAGATGTTTTGCTGCACGGGTCGCGATTGGTGCGACTTCTTTCAGTGGTCGCCAAACGGAACTATGGTTGAAAGAGTGTGGGAGGATGACGAATGGCTTGATAAAAACATACCAATCCTGCGCGAAATATGGGAACGCGCCAAAGCCGCCGATCCTGCCGACTTTGTGGGGCCAAAGCGTCAAGAATACGACACGCCCGAAGCTGCCAAGCTGGTCGCGGAATATGACGAATTGTCCGAAGCAATCGACAACGCCAGCGCACGCAAAAAAGACATTGTGGCCCGCATGGTTGAAATGTC